TTTTAACAAGATGGAATGTTCCTGAATTAGTTAAATAGACGTCTACTAGTATAGTTGATCCCAGTATGTTTGCTACTGAAATTCCTACTACTACGTCGTTACTGTTTGCTGTATGTATTGTTACTGGGCTAGTTCCCACAGCTGGTGATTTATATCTTGTAAAGTCTTGTGCCATTATATTTCCTTATTTTAGAGGGCCACGGCCATCGCAATCGCGAAGCCTTTTGTTGCGCCATTTGCTGGGTCAACTCCATTAACTGTATTAACTTGTAAATCATTAATTGCATTTGCTACAACATTAGATCCATTAATAAATATAATAGAATCTCTTCCTGCTAATACTGAGTATGATGTACCTGAACCTGTTGTGCAAATAATAGTATTAGCTGTATTGTTTAAAACATAATACCACATTTTCTTATTAGGAAATGTAACAGTACATGTACCCCCTGGGCTACCTGTAAAATCTAATATCTTACAGCGTCCAGCTTCTTGTGAATAAGAAGTAGGGTCGTTAGTAAAAGGTAATGTAAATGACGTACTTGATAAAGTTACACCAATCATTTGGTTAACCATATCGTCAAGACGATTTAAATTATTATTTGTTTGTTCACCCCAGGTGTTATCGTTTTCACCTGTTGTCATCAAGATCAATTCAGCGTTAGACCATGTTGATGCCATTAATTACCTCTTCTAGTTAATACGAATTATTGCGTTACTTGAGTCAGCTGCTGGCCATTGTATTTCAAATGTACCTCCTGCTACAGAATAGTCTGCACCAAAATCTATTACAGCTACTGCTGAGTTACTATCACTTGTATTATAAATTAAACAACCTCTAGTTGTAAAAGTTGCTGATGTCCAAGCGGCGTTAGCTGCAAAACTTGTAAATGCTACTGTGCCCCCTGATGATGGATTAACATTTGTCAATGCGTATCCACCTGTTGTATATCCACTTCCATTTGGTAGTTCATCTGATGAACCAGTCATTTGGGAATAGTTAGTTGTCGCTGCACCGAAAGTACCTGTGATACTTGCGTTGGCTTTAAACAATGCTACTTTATATGCGTCTGCTCCATTGCTGAAATCTTGATCGCCTTCCAATAGTTCGACTTTAAAGCTGGTACATAATGCTGATGTTAATGCCATTATCGATCTCCTTCTAATCTTCCTAATGTACGAAGTTCACCTTTGTATAGTTCAGTGTTCCTCATTCTTACTTGTTCTTCAACCCCTAATGTTTGAACAGCACGTTCGTACAAAGATTGATATGTACCGACTTGGTTCGCATCTTTCATAAATACTGCAGCTTCTATGAGGCATGCGTATAATAAAACATCCTGACAATTATCACCTAAATACGTATTCGCATTACTTGATGATAGTCCCGGTACATGATAAGTATAACCTATTTCAACGTATTTGTCAACACTTGGAGTGGGTGCAAATATAATATTTGTGTGTCTATTGGTACTAGTATACTTAGTTCCTGGTCGTTGATAAGCATAATAAGCAGGATTGCCTGTTGTAGTAGGGCTCTTCTGGTATTCTCTTATAAAGGTTTCGTCTTTTAAATACAACATATCACCTGTTTGAGTTTGACCTCCGGGTGAATTTGATCCACTTAATCTTAAAAATCTTAACACTACTAAGTCTTCTGGCATTGCCATACCTGCGTAAGCAGTACCTGTTTGTAAGATAACTGTCTTTCTAAAAGCGTTTAGATCTAATTCTTTCATTATGCGTAGCTCTGCATTTGCTATACATAAGTCTATATTATTAGTAGTAAATTCTGTACCATCATTTTCAGTCCAGTCTTTAATTGCTGTTACTAATTGTGCGTATGTTAATCCCATCTTATTGACCCCATTTGCCTTTGTTCCATGCGCCTGTTCCCCAACCTGGTACGTTAATAGCTACAGTACCTAGTTGTGAAGTACTTGCTAATCCAGGTGGTATTTCAGTAGTATTAAAGAATAATCCTGTACTACCTTCAACCGCCGTCATTGCTCCTAATGTAGAAGCTACAATTATTTCTGTACTATTAAGAGTAACTGCTCCTAATGTCGTAGCCATAACTGGAAGACTTGCATCCTCCGCATGGTTCGTACTAACAGTACCTAATGTACTTGCCATCGCTGACAAAGTAACTGGTGCTACTACAGCAACTGTTACTCCTGTACTATTTAAAGTAGAAGTCATAGCTGGCAATGTAGCATCTTCATCTACATTTATTACTATACCCGCACTATTTAATGTGCTTGTTGCTACTTGATAAGCAGCACTTGGTATTGGTAATACAACCGCAATAGATAAACCTAAACTATTTAAAGTTGTGTTCATCTGCATGCCTACAGCATTTTCACCCGATGGATGTTTAATGCCCCTAGCATTTAATGCAGTGCCCATCTGCCCTGACCATTTACCATACAACGAACCTAGTTGTACAATAGTATCAGACGTACTTTGAGGAGGTCTAGGGTTCCTTAGAACACTAGGGTCTCCCCCTTCGATATACATTCCCGGGTCTAACTGAGGTTGTTTAGGTTCCCAGTCACCCTTGTATACTCTAAATCCTGTCCACTCTGTTCGAGCGTCTTTATATTTAATCTTAAACCCTGATCGGTCGTCGATTAATATTGCGTTTTTACCCCTCGCGTATTTGCCCATTATGCATATCCACGAACCTTAGGCGTCACATAAAAACTTGCACGTTCTCTATCTTCTTCCCTAGCTAGTTCCCATTCTTTCTCATACATTTGTATGAGTTCTTGTCTTCTATTAATGTCTACTAATTTAGGATGTTTGTTTGCTAACTCTACTGTCAATCCGCTTATTAAAGCTGGTAACATTCTTTTAGGTATAGCTGCATTTTGTGAATAGTTATCAGTAATATCTTGACCATACTTAATAGCCCACATAATTATTTTAAACTTGTTATCTACATTAGGCCCAGGCCATAAGTAAACTGTATGATTTGCTACACCACTAGCATCAAACTCAGCATTTCTGTCTACTGCAAATTTAAGTGGGGTACCTGTAGAATATTTATTTGGGTATGATAACCAATCAGCATAACTAATTCTTTCCATTTCAATATCTTGATCTGGAGTTGCTTCAGTATTACGACATGATGCCGTTAGAATATCTGAGTATTCATTTGCTGCTAAACTAAATGTTGGATAAGTAGTATTGTTAAATGAATTAACTGCTACTTCATGTAAATGTAATGTAAAAAGATTTACGCCTTGATTAATCCACTTTATCATAAGCAGATTTAAAGATCGTCTTGCTGTGATTAAATCATAACCACCTTTTGAACTTACGCCTAAACGTTCGTAAGCTTCTTGTATTACATCATCAATCGCTAGATTGAAAGTACGTGTACCTGAACTAGCCAAGTTGCCCCCTTACATTAATGCGCGAGTTACTACCCACAATAACTGACCTAAAACCATAAAGCCAATTGTATACATTACTTTTGTTATTCCGTTAATCTTCTCTTCAATATGATGAAGATGATTGTCTTTAATCGTAGATATACGTTCACCTAAAAGAGTTATTTCCCCTTTTAAAGCCTGTATTTCTAAATCGTATTTAGAAACTTCTGGCATTTTAATTCCAATATAAATAAGCGATTGCGCCTGTACCTGCTACATTAGCTGATACATTAACATCACATAGCACTCCATTATCTGGAAAGGTAAATGATGTACTTGTTTCAGCTGCTGTTTTTAAAGAAACTATTCTTGTGCCTGCTGTAAAAGCTGCATTATCATTATGTACATACACTGAAGCTGCCGCAGAACCAGCCATTAAAACTACACCGACTGCTCTTTTTCTAGTAACCTGTGTGTTCTGACCATCTGCTGTAGCATTAGCTGCAGTTGCACCTGATGCTATTTGAGTTACATTTGAGTCTGTTTGAAATGTCATTATTAATCCTTTATAAAAAGGAGGGCCGAAGCCCCCCATAGTTAATTAGTTATTGAGCACTTCCGTCAGTACCATTTGTAAAGTCCCAAACAAAATAGTAAATTCTAAAAGCAATATTACCGCCTGTTGGTGCAGAGTTACCTACTCCACCAGTAATAATAACTGGATCAGCACTAGCTGTAGTTCCATTAGATGGTAAGATTGTAGCTAAATCATTACCTGCTGTAGCATCTCCCCATTTAATAATACCATCAGCGTCGGCATCTCCGTTTACAACTATACCGTCTACGTCAAATTCAGTAGAATCGTTTGCGTTTACAAAACCAAGATTGAATGTAGGGTTAGTTCCACCTGTTGCAGATCCGTCTACTTCGACACGGTATACTACTGAGTTAGGTGGTAAAATTAATTTGCCAGTTTTCTGAGAACCGAATATCCATTTTTGAACTTCTGTTGTTGCAGCCGCTGTTGCATCTGGAATGTATCCCCATGCTACAAGAGCTACTGCTCCTGCAAATTCAGGGTTAGTTGTTTTTTGTGCAGCACCTACTCTAATTGGTCCGCTAAAAGTTGTTTTTCCCATTGTTTATCCTTTTGTTTATAATCTACTTTCGTAGTCTCTGGGTTTATTTAGTATGGAAAGGGGGCAAATTAATACCCCCTCCCTCAGCCGTTAGGCTGGATTTGAACCGTATAGACCTCTCCAGTCAGAGAATCCAAATGAATATCTCTCTCTAGATTTGTATCTAACGTTAC